CCTCACCCCCGGCCAGATCATCAGGATCCCCAGTGTCTGAACAAGCACCGGTCACCCGTCTGACGATGGGCACCGACCGCATCACGGACTACATCACGCGAGTGGAGGTCCGCGAGGGCTACGGCGTGCACTCGATGGTCATCATCGACGTGACCACCCCTCCCACGTCCAAGAACCCCTACAGCGAACTGACGCCTGTCGTGCTCGACTACGGCCGCTCGCCGAACGACTTGGTCCGCTGGAACGGCTACGTGCACCACTCCAGCACGCTCGCCTCCTCCGACACCCTCCACAGCACGGTGCGGTACATCTGCATCGGGACCACGCTGCCCATGAACACCCAGCGCACCCGGTCATGGAAGAACGTCTCGCCGACGTCGATCGTGCGGCAGGTGGGCCGGGAGAACGGCCTGCGTACCGTCATCTCCCCGTCCGCCCGGCGCCTGACCTACTGGGCCCAGACCGGCGAGAGCGACTTCAAGCTGGTCAACGACCTCGCGTCCGAGACCGGTTTCCGCTTCTGGGTGGAGGGCGCCACCCTGTACTTCCTCGACCCGCGCATTCTCCTCCTCGGCCAGAAGGCCCAGGACATCCCGGTGTTCTCCAAGAACCAGACCCCGGGACTTTACGACACCCTCCAGAGCCTTTCCATACTCACCGGCACGATGATTCCCCGCAGCAATGGAGCAGCCAGCACCTCGGTGATTTCCGGCCTGGACGCGAAGACCGGAAAGGTCATCAAGGCGTCCTCGACCTCGGACACCGGAATCGGAACCTTCCTGAATTCCATCTCCACCGCCCGCGCCGTGGACAACTACGCCGACGCGCAGGCCCTTATGGAAGCACGCACTCTCGCGTCTCGTGGCTGGATCACCATGCAGGCCACGATTTACGGTACGGCGAAGGTTGCTCCCGGAACGCTGGTCGGAATCTCCGGCAGTTCCGTTTCGTCGGACAACAAGGGCCGGTGGATGGTGACGAGCACCAAGCACGTTATCAACCGGGACAAGAACAACAAGGGCCTGATGTTCACCACGACCGTCGATGCAGAAAGGGACCAGCCCTACGCGGTAACATTCCGAAGCGATGCGAACAAGCGATTCAAGTTCGACACCGTCCCGGCTGTGCTGAGGAACAGGCAGTTCTGGGAATCAAGTCTTCTGGAGGACATCAATGTCGGCTGATCCGGTGCTGGGCATGTACCGGGCGAGCGTTGCCAATAACCAGGACCCGCTGAACGAGGCCCGCGTCACGCTTCTCATTCCGCAGGTCCTCGGTAACGCCGAAAGCGCCTGGGCCGCTCCCGCTTCCCCGACCAACACCATCCCCCCGGTCGGCCAGACGCTGTGGGTTCAGTTCTCCGGCGGTGACATCACCAAGCCTGTCTACTCCCCGCTGGGAATCAAGAACGTCCAGGACGCCGTCGACAACCTCCCGACCGGGGACACCCTCGACGTGCTGCCGCCCAAGCAGCCGACCGCGCTCACCCTCACCACGGTGCAGTACGTCACCAACGAGGGAGCCACCCGGGCCCGCGTGACGGCGAGCTGGACCCCGCCCACGGAGAACCAGGACGGCACCGCACTCACCGACCTGTCGCACTACCTGCTCCAGACCTCCTACGACAACAGCAACTGGAGTGGCGGCTTCGTGACCACGGAGGATCTCGTCCTCCTCGACGGGCTTAATACCGGCGTGGCCCTCTACGTGAGGGTCGCGGCCTTCGACACCAGTAGCAACGCCTCCCTGTGGGCGAGCGCCAGCATCACCACGGCGTCCGCGTCCACCCCGCCTCCGGTGCCCTCCGCGCCGGGGGTCGTTGGCGTGCTCGGTGGCCTTCGCGTCACCTGGGACGGCAAGGACTCCACCGGCACCGCGATGCCCGCGATCTTCTCCCACGTGCAGGTGCAGCGGGACACCACCTCGGCGTTCTCCAACCCCGTCGTGATCGGCACGCTGCCCGGCCCGGACTTCCTGTACGACTCCATCCAGAACTACGCCAGCGCCTACTACTACCGGCTGGTTGCCTACTCCAAGGTTGGCATCGCCTCGGCCCCGTCCGGCTCGAACTCGGACACCCCCAAGCAGGCCGTCGCCCAGGACATCCTCGATGGCTCACTGTCGGCGGCGAAGATCGCGGTCGGCGCCATCGACAACACCAAGCTGGCGGCGAACGCCGTCCTGGCCGCGAACATAGCCAACGGGGCTGTCGAGGCAGGCAAACTGGCGGCCCTGGCCGTCGGCACCACAAACATCGCCAACAACGCGGTCACCGGCACGCAGCTCGCCGACGCCACGATCGGGTCAGCGAAGATCATCAACGGCGCCATCGGCAACGCTCAGATCGCCGACGCGGCCATCAACAACGCCAAGATTGCCGACCTCGACGCGGGCAAGATCAACGTCGGTACGCTCAACGCCGCGCGCATCGCGGCCGGATCGCTGGACGCCTCGAAGATCACCGCCGGAACACTGACGGCTACGCAGATCCTGGCGGGCTCGATCACGGGCGACCGGCTCGCGGCCAACACCATCACCGCCAACCAGATCGCGGCGAACACGATCACAGCGAACCAGATGGCGGCCGGAACGATCACGGCCCAGAGCGGTGTCATCGCCAGCATCGACGCCTCGAAGATCACCGTCGGCAAGTTGACCGCCACCCAGATCGACGCCACCAACTTGGTCATCGGTGGCGGCAACGTGAGCGGTACGGTCGCGAGCGCTACCACGGCAGGCAGCGCAACTTCAGCGGGCAGCGCAGGGACCGTCACGGGATCCATCGGCGCGGGCGTCGCCGTCCCCGGCGCACAGGTCACTGGAACAGTATCCAGCGCCACAACCGCGACCACGGCTACCTCGGCGACCTCCGCAAGCAGCGCTACCACAGTCACCGGCTCCATCGGCGCGAGCGTCAGCGTCCCCGCCGGGCAGTTGAGCAACGGCACCATCCCAACCACGACCACGATCAGCGGCGGCTCGATCAAGACCGGCACCATCGACGCCTCCCTGGTCTCCGTGACCAACCTGGACGCGAGCAGCATCAAGGCCGGAACGCTTACCGTCGACAAGTTCAGCGCCGGACTCCAGGGCCTGGTCGGCCAGAAGTTCTATGACTTCGGCCAGTCGGCCAGCAAGTGGCTTAACGCCGCAGGTGCGGGCGGCACCATAACCTCGGTATCCAAGACCGACGCGGCCTCCGGCGGCTTCGTCATGCGCTGCGCCGGGTACGTCCAGGGCGCTTACCGCCCGGACCTGCTCATACCCTTCGACCCGACCGTCACCTACCGCGTGACCTGCCGGGTCCGCCAGGTCTCCGACAACTCCACCCCAGGCACCAACCAGAACTTCTACGCGGGCGTCACCGGCATCGCGTCCGACGGCGTGACCCTGGTCAGCACCACCGGAGCCAACGCCGTCTCCAACCAGCACTACGTCGCGGCCAAGGGAGTGCCCCTCACCACTGGCGGCGCATGGGTCACCTACACCGGCTACATCAAGGGATCCTCAGCCACCCCCACGGGAGGCAACCCGGCCAACAACCCGACCGCCCCGGCCACGCTGCACCAGAACGTTAAGTACATCAGCCCCTGTCTCTACATGAACTACAACGGCGGATCCGGTGCGGCCGAGATGGACATGTTCACCATCGAGGTCGTCGAGACCGGCCAGGTCAACTCCGCCAACATCAACCTGGGCAACGTCAACGCCTCGCACCTGTCCCTGGGTACCGTCTCTGGCAACCTGGTGTCCAACCCGGGCTTCGAGGACACCGCCAAGGTCGGGTGGACCTGTACATCCAGCGATGGCAACAACACCAACGTGTCCAAGATCGAGATCGGTGCAGGTAGCGCCCCAGCACGCTCCGGTCAGGGCAAGGCGTCCCTCGGCGCCGTCAACACCGGCTGGGCCAAGATCCTCAGCGACCCATTCCCCGTGGTAGCCGGGTCCACGTACATGTTCCGCTACTGGTACTACGGCTCGGGCGGCCTCCAGGTCACCTTCGAGACCAGCCCCGACAAGGTCACCTGGACCGACCAGATGGCCGGGGCCAACAACTACGGCGTCAACAACCCCTCGGGATACTCCGAGGACACCTACGAGATGACGGCTCCGACAGGGGCGCTGTGGGGACGTGTCTCGTTCACGAACAACTCCCCGGGTACCGTCAGCGGGCTCGACACGACCTCCACCTGGTGGCTGTGCATCGACGACGTCCTCGTCATGCGCGAGGGATACGGCGCCACGGACATCTCCGCTGCCGGTATCCGCCTGTACGGTCCGGACGGCGGGCTGTCCACCGAACTGACCACCTCCAACGCCTACGCCACCTTCGCGGGCGGCAAGGCCAGCATTGACCCCAACGGCGTCGGCACGTTCAACTCCCTATGGACCCCTCAGCGGCCGTCCGGCGCAGCCAGCGACGACCCCACCGGCCAGTTCTGGTACCAGGGGCAGGAACTGTCGAACCTGCTGTGGAACATGCCGTGGGGGATGGTGACCTACGAGCGCGGCTGGACACCCAAGCCGACCTCGACGACCTTCTACACCACCCAGACAGGCCTCATCGAGCTGGCCTTCACGGCTGTCGAGGGTCGCATGTACCGCATCGTCGCCCGCTCCCAGTTCGACTTCAACGGCGGTACGGGCACTCAGGTGCTGGAGAACAGAGTCAACATCGCTGCGACGTCCACGACCGTCAACGGGTGCACGATCTGGTCCCCGACCGGAGCCAGCCCGACGGTGACAGACCCGATCGTCTGCCGCGCCTTCGGCATGTACTACGACGGTGGAGGCACCGACGGTACGACCTTTGTGGAGGGCATCATCACCTGCTCCTCCGACGCGGGTGGTCTGTACGCCAGCACCACGGCCTTGGCGCCGGGGGACCACCGGATCCTGTGGGTCGCCACACAGCACGCAGGCAACGCCACGGGCTGGGGCATGCGCAACTACAGCCCCGCGCAGTCCTCAGACTTCTACGTCGAGGACATCGGACCGGCCCTGCCAGAGAACGGTGTGTACAACACGGGCGGCGCGGCCGTGACGGCGACCAAGACGTACACCAAGACCTACAACGCGGTGTGGTCCCGACGCTTCGGTAACGCGGGGTACACCGACGGCTCCATGTACCAGGGCTACTACTCCGGCACCTGGGGCACGCAGAAGTCGATGGTGTACTTCGGTACGCAGCCGTACACGGACATGGGCTCCACCGCGAAGGTATCGAAGGTCGAGGTCTACCTGTACGCCAACCACTGGTACTACAACTCCGGTGGTACCGCACACATCGGGGTATTCACGACTACCAATCAGCCGACGACCTTCTCCGGAGTGAACGGAGTGAACCAGACCGTTTCCTCCTGGCCTGTCGGCGCCGGAAAATGGGTAACCCTACCGTCGTCCTGGAATTCCAGTTGGAACGCGGGAACCCCCTATCGTGGAATCACGCTCGGCGGGGACCTGGGTACCAGCACCAACAAGACCTACTACGGAATCTTCGATGGTGTCGGAAACTCCCACCCCCCGCAACTTCGCATTACCTACACTAAGTAGCGAGGACAGTACTTAATGCCTGACATCACTGTCACCATTCCCGACGACGTTTACTCGGAGGTCGCTGCGGCATACCACGCCACGTGGCCGGACCAGACCGACACCCCGGACGACGTCCTCATCCAGAAGGCGCTCACGTACGGCGTGAAGGACACGTGGTTCGCCTACCTGTCGGCGAACATCAACAACTCGTCGGGGCCGCGCTACAACCAGGCGGCGCAGGACTACAACACTGCCCGGCAGGCGATCGACTCCGACATCCAGGCGCAGAACCAGGCCGCGTCGGACAGGGCCGCTGTTGCTTTCCCCGGCTTCTGACCTGAAACAGTAAGTGCAATCTCGGTAGGCATTCCTGGGAGAATGCAAGTATGCCTACCGAGATTGCATTTCCGTTTCGCCTAGCGTCCGACGGGACTATCGCCGTCGAGACGAATCCGGACAGGCAGATCGCCCAGCATGTGAATGCGCTCATCGGCACGCAGCCGGGGGAGCGGGTCATGCTCCCGGATTACGGGGTTCCCGTGGCTGATCTGCTGTTCGACCCTGACGCGTCCTTTGTCGCGCAGGAGATCAGCCGTGCCGTAACCACGGCTTTCAATACGTACGAGCCCGGTGTGGTCCTCCAGAAGGCGACGCCTATCCCGGACTCCACGCAGATGTCCCTCGCTCGTATCGAGGTCGACTACATCCGCCGCGAGGACGGGGCGTCCCCTTCCAGCCTGGCTCTCCAGTCCAACACCGCAGTCGTCCGCGTGGGCGGCACAGTAAGCGAGGTCATCAGTGGCTGACGTTCCGGCGATTGACTACACCTCCCGCGACTACGAGGGCTTCAAGACGTCCCTGCTCGACTTCGCCTCGCGCGCCTTCCCCCAGTGGGTGCCCTCCTCCGAGGGCGACTTCGGCGTGCTCCTGGTCGAGCTGTTCTCCTACCTCGGGGACAGCCTCTCCTACTACGGCGACCGGCTCCAGCAGGAGTCCTTCCTGCCCACCGCGACGCAGCGGCTGTCCCTGCTCCAGATCTCCGACCTGCTCGGCTACCGGCCGTCCAACGGCGTACCGGCTACCGGAACCGTCACCTTCCAGACGTCCAACCCGGGCCCGGCCGTCACCGTGCCTGCGGGAACCCAGGTCGTCACCGACTACATCGACACCATCGACTCGCCGATCACGTACGAGACCGACATCGACGTCACCGTGCCCAAGAACGGTGGCACCGCGACTGTCTCCGTCACCCAGGGCGTCACCCGCACCCAGGTCAACGTCGGCACCAGCTCGGGCCTGCCGGTGCAGGAGTTCAGGCTGCCCGACGTGCCCGTCATCGGCGGCACCGTCCGCGTGTACGTGGACGACGTCGACACCCTCACCGAGTGGACGTACATCGACTACATCGTGGACGCCGACCCGAGCGACCGAGTCTTCAGCACCTACCTGGACGAGGCGGGCGCCACGTGGATCCGCTTCGGCGACAACATCAACGGCGCCATCCCGACCACCAACCTGACCATCTACGCCACCTACCGCGTGGGTGGAGGGACGGTCGGCAACGTGAATGCGGGCGTGGTCAACGCCATCGCAGACTCCACCCTGCCCGGTGTCACCTTCTCGCAGGACTCCAGTGGCAATGCGATCTCCTCCGTCATGACCGGCGGTGCTGACCCGGAGACCAACGACCAGATCCGCGCCAACGCCCCGCGCATCTTCCGCACCCAGGACCGCTGCGTCACCCTGGCCGACTTCTCCGACCTCGCGCTGACCACCCCCGGCATCGTCCGGGCCAACGCCATCGCGTCGACCTACACCTCGATCTCGGTGTTCGTCATCGGCTCCGACGGAGGAACCCCGAGCGCGACCACCCTCCAGAACGTGCAGACCAGCCTCCAGGCCAAGGCCCTGGCAGGCACCACGGTCACCGTGTCCGGCCCGACCACGGTCAACGTGAACGTGGGCAACTCCTCGAACCGGATCACCGTCGAGTGCTGGCCCCGCTACTCCCGGGCCTCCGTCCTCTACGACGTGCAGCAGGCGCTGAAGACGATGCTCTCCTTCGCGAACGTCGACTTCGGCATGCGTCTTACCCTCTCCGACTTCTACAAGACGATCTTGAACGTGGACGGGGTCCGCTACGTCGACATCCCCATGATCGCCCGCGCCGACGCAGCCCAGACCGGAACCGCCGACATCGTCATGCGCGCCTGGGAGATCCCGAAGATCGGCAACATCTCCAACATCACGATGACCGGAGGGATCGGCTGATGGCCGCCGTCTACCCCAAGCAGTACAAGTCCTTCACCGTGCACAAGAACCTGGTGGAGGACATCGACGCGTCACACGTCAACAACCTCCAGGACGAGGTGCTGGCCCTTCAGCAGACCCTGGGCATCCTGCCGCACCAGGACACCGGCCTGAAGATGAAGACCAACACCTACGCCTCCGTCGCGGCCCGGCTCGACGCCATCCAGCGCGGCCACGGCATACCCGCGTGCTACGTGTCCAAGACGTCCGACACCGTCAAGGGAGGCGCGACCAAGACGATCTCCTTCACCCGGCCGTCGGCGGCCCAGGACCCCGAGGGACTGTTCAACGGGCACTCGATCACCGCCAACCGCACCGGCTGGTGGATCGTCTTCGGCCGGGTCATGTGGGCCAACGCCACCGGCTCGAACGCCACGGGCGCCGACCGGCAGATCAACATCGCAGTCGGCGGCGGTCAGGTGATGTCCCAGGACCTCCCACCGATCTCCGACGGAAACTCCCACATGCACATCGGCTGGCAGGGATGGGTCACCGCAGGCAAGGCCATCGACCTCACCCTCTACCACCCGCTGTCCACCAAGACCCTGCAAATTCAGAACCTGCACCTGAGCGCGGTCATGATCCGGGAGGCGTGAGGTGGGAACGTACGGCGTTTCCCTGTACGGGCTGTCGAAATACGGGACGGACATCCATCCCGACTTCGACGTCAGCCCGTTCACAGCCACGCCCGTGGACTACTCCACCGTGCTGCTGGACTGGAAGGCCCCGGCCGGTACGTGGGACTCCCTGCGGCTGATCCGCAACCGGTACGGCTGGGCGGTCAACGAGAACGACGGCGAGATCCTGCTCGACCAGACCCACGCCGCGACCTCGTTCTCCGACAAGGGTGTGGTCGGCGGGCACTGGCTGTACTACACGATCTTCATCTCCGCGTCCGGCCAGTGGTCCCGGGCCGGAACCGTCTCGTGCCTGATGCCGAAGAACAACGGCTACACCGAGCTGCTGTACGACCTGATCCCCGACCACTACAAGGTCGACGTCCAGCCGGGCAACAACGTCACCGACGACTCCAACACGCTCAACCCCTACCTGACCCCGTTCCTGTCGATCTTCGGGTTCGGGTTCGACATCGTGAAGAGCTACTACGACTCCAACCGGTACACCAACGACGCGATGCGCACGCGCTTCGACAACATCGCCCAGTTGGCCAACCAGTTCGGGATCCAGTACGAGGCCAGCGCCCCGGCGTACCTCTTCCGGCAGCGCGTGCGGGACGCGGCCACTCTCGGCCGCCAGAAGGGCACCCTGGAGCAGATCCGCTCGATCATCTCCGAGACCACCGGCTACGACGCCGACCTGAGCATCGGCGACAACCTGATGCTTTCCGACGACCAGGCCGACTTCGACCACCCGACATTCCCGCAGTGGGACTCGGGCGTGAACTACGCCTCCGGGGAGAAGGTGGAGTTCGGCTCGTACCTGTACCAGGCAGGCTCCTCCGGCGCGTACGGACAGGGCCAGGCACCCACCGGCACCAACGCCTCCAACGCGTACTGGACCGTCGTCTCGTACGGCACCGACGCCACCCTGGTCGACGCCAACGGACACGTGGCGGGCTGGGAAGAGATCTCCTTCACCGCAGGCGTCACCCCAGGCACCAACGGTGTCCTGGTGGGCATCGGCGTGCAGAACCCGACCGACCCCAACGACAAGGCGGGCAACGCGCTGTGGGTGCGCAACACCAACTCCGGCGGATCGGTCGCCACGATGGGTGTGCGCTCCGTCGGCCGCCTCTCCGGCCAGTCGACGATGGACCCGCAGCAGCCGGTCCTGTTCGGCGTTCCCATCCCGTACACCTGGCAGGCGTGGGACAACGACGTCGACTACCAGCCCGGCGACATGGTCATCTACCACGGCCGCGTCTACCAGGCGCTCACCGCGTCCCTGAACGTTGCGCCACCGACCACCCCGACGGCCAACGCCCAGTGGACGCCGCTGGGTTACGACGACCGCGTACAGATGTGCCTGTCCGGCTACGCGCAGGCTTACTCCGGCGAGCAGGTCAACGTGTACCCGTTCGTCGAGTACTACGACTCCCACGGCGCGCTGATCACCTCCCTGTACTCCGACACCGTCCCTGCCTACACCGTGCTCGACTCCTTCAGCCAGGGCTGGGCCGACTGGACCACCCGCACCACCGACCTGGGCGGCGCCTCCTGGACCGAGACGCTGGGCCAGTGGACCTCCGGCGGCTACGCGGGAGGATCGGCCTACCCGGTCGGCGCCACGGCGTCCATCGCCACCGTTCCCGGCCACGCCGACGGAACAGTGGCAGCCACGTTCCTCACCAGCCCGTCGAACGCCCTGCGGCAGGGAGTGGTGTTCCGCCTCCAGGACGCCTCCAACTACTGGCGAGCGGGCCGCACAGGACTCCACCGCATCGAGGCCGGATCCTGGGTAGCCACCTACGCCTACTCGCAGACCTTCCTGGACGGGGACCGGATCACGGTCGCCTTCTCCGGCAACAACATCACCGTGCAGAGGAACGGAACCCAGGTGCTCACCCTTACTCACTCGACGTTCAGCACGGCCACCAAGGTCGGAATGGTGGTGACCTGATGACCACGCACAACCTCACCTTCGTCAACGACGACGACTTCGCCCCGGTCGTCTCCTTCTCCGGCAGCATCGTCGGCCGACGGTTCAAGGTGTTCGGCCCCACGCTCGGCGGCCAGATCACCCTCGACGGCACACTGGCCATCAAGATCCCGCGCCCGCAGCCGCTGGCCCCCGAGGCTGGGCAGATCTCCTTCCAGGGCCACCTCTCGGCCGGAGTGAAGGCGCCCGCTGCTGCGTTCAAGGACTTCGCCCACTACCCGTACGCGGGCGTCGACCCGGCCATGGCGTGGATCGGTATCAACTCCGGCACGCTGACATCAGCCCCCGCTGGCTCCTACAACCGCGCCTACGCCGCGTTCACCGGCCCGGTGGACTACCCGGTCTCCGGTGGCGGCTACGCCTGGAAGCGGGCCGCGTACGCCTCTGTCGGGTTCAAGTTCGCGAGCATGTCGGCGAACAAACACCAGATTTTGGATGCGGTCCAGTTCGAGGCGCTGCCCGTGGGCTCGACCGGCCCCAGCGCGTACCAGAACGCCCGCGAGATCCAGGCCATCATCAAGCCGTCCCGGTTGAACTATGCGACCAACCCCAACTTCGAGAGCGGGCTGACCGGCTACGGTCCGACCGGCCAGGCCACGCATGCGCTGGACTCCTTCTGCTGGCAGGGCACCCAGGCCCTCAAGGTCACCGTGCCCACCACGGCCACACAGGACAGCGGACTGTCCTTCCAGGTGTCCGGCATGATCCCGGGCCGTACGTACACCATGAGCGCCCGCGTGGCCATCGCTCAGGGCTGCGGAGACATCGCTCCCTGGTCCGGGTCGGGCTCGGTGCAGTTGGGCGCGGTGAAGTGGACGCAGGCAGCCAACCGCACGGACCCGGCGCATAAGCGCTGGCGCACCATGTACGTCACCTTCACGACACCATCGTCCTCGCTGTACGTCGGCATGAACGTCCTGAAGCCCACCATGACCCCGGGCACGGCAAGCATCTTCTGGGCCGACGGCGTCCTGGTCGAGGAAGGCACCGCCGTCCGCGACTACTTCGACGGCTCGATGGGCCCGGACTACCTGTGGGAGCAGGGCGGCAGCCCCAACCTGGCCCGCTCGTACTTCTACGAGAACTACGTCGAGCGCAGTTACCTCATCCGCACCCTGCTCGAAGAGAATGTTCCTTTGGGAATCACGGCGGCCGTACCTCAGTACGCCGTTCTGCCGACCCAGTAACCACGACCCGTAAGGATCAACATGCTTACCAACTACGCCGACGTGGCGGCCCTCGCCGTCGGCCTGGTCCTGCCCGCCATCGTGGCGGTGTTCACCAAGCCGTCGACCAACCCCACCGTCAAGGGCCTCGCGCACGCCGTCCTGGCCGTCGCCACCGGCTCGCTGGCCACCTACAAGGCCGACCCGTCGAACTTCGTGTGGGCGCCCGCTGTGATCGCTGCGTTCCTGGCCTGGCTGTCCGGCACCGCGTTCTACCACTCCCTGCTCAAGAAGTACTCCTGGTTCGGCACGCTCCAGAACCTGTTCGTGTCCGAGGTCGAGAGCCGTCTTAATACCCACGGCGCCGACGTCGAGCGGTACTTCGAGGTGGCGCAGGCGGCCGAGCAGGCCGAGGACGCGCAGGGCATCACCAACGACTTCCCCTTGAGCACCGACGTCGTCCAGTCCGGTGTGGAGGAGGCCGTTCATGCGGCCGAGGAGATCCCCGTCGTCGGCACGGTCGTTCAGCACTTCGAGACGGTCGCGGTCCCGGCCATCGTGACGGCCGTGGAGGCTGTCGCTGCGCCGGTCGTCGAGAACTCCACCCCTGCCGTCGCTGTGCAGCCTGGCGGCCTGGGCCCGAGGGCGCTCTGATCATGGACTGGTTCCGGCTGCTGCTGATCGCCTTCGCCACCTTCACCGCGTGGGAGTGGCTGCGCGACGTCCTGCCCGTCGCTCTCCCGGCTGCCCTTCAGCCGCCCGTGGTCGTGGGGCTGGCCTACGAGGTGCAGCGTGTTCCCGGCCCGTGGCTGGCCGCTGGGGCGGCTGCTGGAGTCGTGGCGGTACTGCACGCGCAGGTACGCGGCAGCGGGGCGGAGACGGCCTCTCTGCGCCTGCCACGCAGGCACCCGAACACCGGGCGGAGGGTCCCCGACCTCCCCTGATTGTCAAGCACAAGCAAAACCCCGCTAGACAAGCGGGGTTTTCTTGCTTTTAGAAGACGTAATGGCTAAGGTCTTCCTTGTTGCCAACCACGGCAGCGACCACCACAACACTGGAGCAGACTTGAGCAAGCAGCCCATCACCCTGGCCTTCGCTGGTTCCGCCGACATCGACCCCGAGAACGTCAAGGACCTGCTCAACGACTGGCTCGGCTTCGGCGACGAGGACAAGGACGGCTTCTTCGAGCCGAGCGACCGCGAGATCAACCTCATCTTCCCGGTCACCCGCGAGCACCTGTCCGACGGCCTGGAGGCGGTCCTCGGCTGGGCCGAGAAGGCCGACCTTCCCTACGTCGCCGTGGCCGACAACAAGCGCAGCCGCGCCACCGAGCAGATCCTCAAGGACGCCGAGGAGACCATCCACGTCGCCAACGTCACGGCCGGTGTGGTCGACCTGCTGAAGAAGGCCGACAGCGTCGGCGACGAGGTCCACGTGATCCTGCTGTGGGGCGACGAGGGCAGCGAGCAGGCCGAACTCCTCCTGGACGCCGCCGACCAGGCGGGCTTCAAGGCCAAGGACCTCACCGCCGGGCTCGACGACATCTCCTTCGGTGAGCAGCCGCAGGCCGAGGAGCCGGAGGAGGAGCCCCAGCCGGAGCCCGAGCCGGAGCCCGAGCCGGAGGCCCCCAAGCGCGGTCGCCGTCGTGGCCGTCGTGCTGAGCCCGAGGAGGCCGAGCCGGAGGAGGAGCCGCTGACCGAGGAGGACGCGCCGGAGGAGCCCAAGCAGGAGGAGCCCAAGCGCGGCCGTCGCGGGCGCAAGGTCGAGCCGGAGCCGGAGGAGCACCCGGTCGAGGACGACATCCAGGAGCAGCAGGAGGACCTGGAGCAGGAGGTCAACCGCGCCGCGCAGAAGATCCAGCGTGAGGCCGCCCCGGTCTCCGACAAGGAGATCGACCTCATCCTCATCGGCAACGCTTTGGAGGGTGCCTACAACGCCTTCCGCCTGGAGGACGAGCGCAACGCGGTCATCAACCAGGCCGAGGTCCGCCTCCGGCCGCTGACCGAACTGCTGGCCAAGGCGCTTAATATCGTGGCCGACTCGGTCCACGACAAGGAGGCCGAGAAGCAGGAGCGCCCGGCCGAGAAGAAGGCCGAGGAGCCGGAGGAGGAGCAGCAGACCTCTGGACGCCGTCGCCGTGGACGTCCGCGCGACGAGAGCAAGACGTTCGCCTTCCTGGTCGACGACGAGGGCAACTACAGCCGTCGCGGCCGTGGTCGCATCCCGGCCGGACAGACCGTCGTACACCTGACCCGGGCGGAGATCGAGGAGAAGGGCCTCGAACTCGACTCGGAGTGAGTAACGCAAAAGCCCCCGGCGCTGAAGAGGTTCGAGACCTCGATTCACT